ACTAACGTACAGGCTCAACCTAATGCTGTTGGTAATTCCAGTATTATCAACCAGAATATGAATGTTAATAATGGAATGACAGGCAAGCTACAGTTTGGAAACTTAGTTTGTAGTCAACCTACTATGGCTGTAACTCCTTTCTATACAGGTAATGATGCACAAGGAGAAGAGACATATAGCATCAATGAAGGTTGGGGAATACAAATGAGTTTTATGATACCGCTAGGAACTAATAATGAAACGTGTTCTGAATTAGCAAAAGTAAAGCTAGACCTAGCCAAAGAAGAACTAGACAAGCAAGTGCATGATAAACAACTAGTTCGTGTTTTGAAATGTAGTCAGCTTCACGCATCAGGCTACATGATAAACCCTGCTTCTAAATACGCATACATCTGTAGTGATGTCATTAATATACGAACTTATGTTAAAGCTAATCCCGAAAAATTTAAGTAGGTAGTTTAGACACCACAAGAGTTACCCAATACAGGTATGTGAACACTACCTACCTTTATTATTATCCATCTTTTCTTTTACATTTGTCACTTCTTTTTTAAGAACTTTCTTAAATATTTTTGTCATAAGTTTTTTAAGTTGATTAACAACACTTTGCAAAACTATTGAACCTGTTACTGCTGCTGTAGCTGATACCCCACTAGCTATTACAGAACTTGCAATCACTTCTGGTGCTGGTATTGGAAACTCACCAAATAGAGGTATATTAAATGTAGCTACAGGTTCTTCATTTGTTAAAGTTTCTTTGGGGTTTAGCAGGTTTTTCGGTATTGTCTCTGGTTTTACTTGTAACACTTCCTCCTTTGAAGATGTTGTTTCTTCTTCAACAGAAGATTCCTGACCTCCCAACCCCGACTCTACCTGTTCCAAACTCGGTAAGAGAACTGGGTCAAGATATGGAACCTCTGCCACAGGTGGATAAAAAATTGTTTTAGGTGGTACAAGAATATAATCTGTATTAGGTAGATTAATTTCTGGTGTGTCCACTAATCAGCAGCTTCGGCTGTATTTCCCTCTGCTACCCAGGCGAGGTACTCTTGGTACATTGTATTATCTTTAGCTATTGGAATAAAATCATCTGTTGCTGTTCTGATGTTTATTAATTCACCTGAGATCGGGTCATTAACTAATTTGTAGATAGGATTGCTTGGAAATGCCATGATTAAAGTTCTGCGTCTATTTTGTAAGTTGTTTGACGAACTGTACTAGCTGTGTTTGTTAGATATGCACCACGATAATTTGTTAAATCTCCTGTTAAATAAAATGAAATAGTTGCACCAGTAGGTTGCACACCTGTTGAAAGTAAAGAAGAAATATATACAGCATTATCTGCATCAGTAACAGTTTGACCGCTAGTACTTCCTGTATTTGAAATAGTTATAGTAGGTGCTGCTCTCATTTCAACAGGAAACATTAAAGCATGAGAGTAACTTCTACTGCCATTATCGGGAACATTTCCAACAGCAGCAATATTTACATATTGTTGGTAATATCTCTTGCAAAGCTGAAGCTCCTGACCGAATGACCTATGCTCAAAATCTGTGCAAAAATCTGAAGCTTCTAACTGAACTCCACATAAATAAAAATCATTTGATGTACTATCAGCAACATTTACCTGTCCTACTGCTCTGTTTGCATTAGTATATGCAGCCCAAGATGTTGCTAAAGTTCCACTTGTATATGTACTTCCAGCAGCCAAATAAAAGTGTATTTGAAGAGATTTACCATTATCATTTCCAAAAGGATTAGAGGTTTCATTATCAATAACTAATTTTTGTTGTTCCCATGTATTTGCACTTGATATTGTATATGCTTTACAAATATGCCTATTATTATCATGGTCAAATAATTCAACAATATGAGTTCCAGTTTTAGGTGATTTAACCCAGAAAGATAATGCAAATTTTTTAGGATTTGTTGTACCTTTACCAAATCTTTGTACATCTTCGCCCTCTAATCTATAACTTAACATTAATCTATCTCCAGCAGCTAAAGAAGAGTCAGCAGTAGTGCAATCCATTTTTAAACTTCGGCTGAATGAAGTGCCAGCAGGTACATCTGTGCTTCGTGATTGTGTCCAAGTTCCAGCAGTTCCTATATTTGTAACCCAACGATCAACAGTATGGTATCCGTCAGATGTAATACTTGCAGTTGATACGGCTCTCTGAGCAATTTGAAATTCTCCGTTTATTATGACATTTCTATTACTTACCTGACCACCATTAATAGATGTAACGTTAGCAGTACACGTTCCATCAGATGCAAGAGCAATAGCATTTGTGCTACTTCCTGTGTGCTGTATGTTTTGAACCTTTATCGTTGACATAATTAACTAGGTTTTGGGTTAGCGTCTTTAACTGCTTTTATTGCATTATAAAAGCCAGCAAACTTAGTTTTCAACTCTGTATCAGCATCTATTGAGTGCCAAAGCAAATCCAATTGTTCACCAATTTCACCATAATTTCTTTCATTTTTATAATTTTGTTTTGTAAATTCTGTATTAACAGCAGTCATATCTACTGTTACAGGTTTTCCATCTTTATCAGTACAAGTGTAAACATCACCATCTATTCTAATGTTTACAACATCAGTATAAAGTTGAAAGATTATATCTTCAATTTGTATCATGGTGCAATCTCCTGTAATGTTAAAAGCCAAGATATAGTGGAATTTGCAGTATTGTTATTAGGAAAATACCAACTAGAACCAGTACTACTCTGTTTCCTTGCAAAAACTTTGTAAGTTATTGCAGAGGTTGTGCTGTGACTTGTATGAACCCATCTATACATAGAGTTATAACAAGAACCACCAGTACCACTTGGTGAGTAAGCATCACCCCAAGTATCTATATCATTGTTTGTATTTCCACCTGATGACCTTAACTGTATGTGTAGATAACTACCTGAAGCTGGCCAAGTAGGAACACAAGCTGTAACTATTATTGTGCTAGAACTACTTTGGGGAGTTATTGAACCTGTTATAGGTGTTTCTACATAAGTTGTACTTGAGGAAGCAAGAGCAGTATTAGCTTGATAATTAACTACTTGAAGAACTTTAGAGCTAGTTATAGCAGGGGATAACTTAGTTGAATCTAAAGAACTCTGACTTGTCAAAAGCGTTCCATCTGCAATGTCAGGTAAACTTATAACCCTGTTATTACTAGATGATGATGGTGCTTGAATACTTATAGACCCACCACCTGATGCTGCGTTTAACTTAATTTTGGCACTCATAATTAACTAGGTTTTGTTGGATAAGTTACTTTCTGAGGGTCAGCAGTATTAGCAGGCAAGTCTCTAAGAGCTTGTCGATAAGTTTTCATTGCATCAGTAAGTGTATTATCTGCAAGTGCAAGATAATCAGTTTCAGCTAATAAAAGATTTCTTCTAGACCTTAAATTTGCAAGTGCCTCTGCATCTGTAGGCGGTGTATCAGAAATTTCTGTTTCTGTTATTTTGCCTGTTTGTATGTTAAGTGTAGTGTTTTTCATATTAATCTTGATAATAACTTATTGATGCTGAACCGCCATCAAATGAACCAGTATTTAAAAATAGTTGTGCTTGTGTAATATTCGCACCTAAATTTCCATAACTTTGTGTCCAGAAATAAGTTGAATTAATACCTCTTGTTACATCTGACATTATATTCCATCTATCTGTACCAGGAGTTTTCCAGCAATGTATTTGACCATTAAAAGTATTAGCTGCTCTACCATAATTGTCATTGTATAACAAATGTCTGCTTGTCCAAGCATCAACTCTTTGGTAGCTTGTTTCAAGATAAGCAACAATAGCGTTATATGAGGTTAGTAATCCAGAAGCAGTACCTAATCTAAGTCCAGCATAGCTTTCGCTTCCATTAGAACCAGTATCACTAGATAAATTTAAAAAAGTAATACGCAAAGCTGAAGTATCAGTTGGTATTCCCGAAAACGTATAACTTCCACTTGTGCCGATAGAGGCGTAATTTACATGAGTCCATTTCCCAACTGCTCCGCTTGCAAGTTTTCCAGAAGTAACAGCATTAGCAGCAAGCATATCTGTATCTACTATTCCGTCAGGCAAACCTCCTACACCAACTCCTGTTATTACATTTGAAGAGCCATTAATTGATATTGCCATTATACGAAAGTAACAGTTGAAGTAGCACCTACAGTAAGTGTAGCATTGATCGTAAGAGGTGTCGGCACGATTGCATTATGATTTGCAGTTATCGTGTAGTCATTATCCATTGTATTCTCAGATTCGTGAAAAATTTTCTCTCCTCCACCACCTGTAGCTCCACCCCCACCATCTGCATATTCTAGTTGCCCTACTGCTGTTGCTCCACTACCAGTAATACTTTTTACTTTTAAAAATT